GAGGCCATTCCTGCCCCCGACATGGCGCAGGGACAGATGATGATCCTCCAGAACGATATGGCGGCGTTGGATCGCATGGCCCCGACCCCGGCCGTTCTCGGGCAAGTTGCGGCGGCGAACCAGTCAGGACGCGCGCGGCAAATTCTCCAGCAAGCCGGATACACCGAACTGGCTCGCGGCTTCGGTCGCTTCGAAGACTTCGAGTTATCGATCTATCGCGCGATGTGGTGCATCGCTCGGCAGTATTTCTCGCAGCCCGAGGTGATCCGCATCACGGATGATCCCCGCGCGCCCGAGTTTCTCACCATCAATGAGCCGGTCATGGGACCAGTTGCGGTGCCCGCAATGAACCAAGCCACAGGTGAGCCGCTGATCGATCCCTACACCGGCCAACCGGCGACGACCTTCTCCATGGGTCAGGTAGGCGTAAAAAACCGGCTGGCCGAACTCGACATGGACGTTACGCTGGTCACCGTCCCCGACACCGCGACGCTCGAACAAGAGACGTTCTCGACCTTGCTCGAATACGCGTCGAGCAACCGCCTCTCGCCCTTTTCACCCGAGTTTTGGGCACTGTTGGAGATGTCCACCCTTCCGAACAAGCGCGCGACCATCGAAAAGCTCCAGCGTCTCGCGACCGAGGCGCAGCAGCGTCAAGCGGGCGAAACCCAAGCCGCGCAGGAGATGGCGCAGCAGCGCAACGAAGTCGAGATGCAGAGCGAGCAGGCGAAGGCCGCGAAAGCGATCGCCGATGCGCGAAAGACCACGGCAGAAACAGACGCGCTCCTCGACGCTGAAGACGCCAAGAAGTTGATCGCCTTCAACGCTCTCATGAGCGCGCAACAGCAGCCCCACGCGGGCTTTTGACGCTCGGAGATAAATAAGATTGGGGGACCCTCCGGTCCCGCGAGTGCCGCCAACTTCAAGGGCGTTTCGGTTGCTTAGTGCCGATCACGAGCAGTGTGTCGCCGACACGGATAAAGGGCGTTTCGCGATCAAGTCACGCGCAGATGACTGGAACGAGGATATGGAAGACAAGAGTTTCGATGATTTTTTCAACGATCTACCCGAACCTGAAACGGAACAGGTGATCGAAGCCGAACTAGAGGAAACTTCAGTATCGGATGTTGAACCGGCTATTGACGCCGATCCCGAGCCGCAAGCGATCAAAGATGAGCCTAAAGCGGAGCCCACAACGGTTCCACTAGCCGCCCTTCATGCAGAGCGCGACAAAGCGCGGGAATATCGCGAAGAACTCGACCGTCTACGTCAGCAGATTGCACAGCCTCAAGTTGAGGCCGCGAGCAATATCCTGCCTAGCGGCGTCCCCGACCCTTACGATGATCCGATAGCATATCATCAGTATCAGCAGCAGCAGTTGGCCTCACAGGTTCAGCAGGCTGTCTTCGCACACAACCTAACCGCTTCTCGTGCTCGCGCCGTCCAGAAATATGGACAGGAGTTTATCAACGATGTGGCGGATTGGGCAGGTGTGGAGGCGACCCGCAATCCCGCATTCGAAGCCGAGTTGATGCAGCATCCTGATCCCGCTGAATGGGTCGTCGAGCAGAAGAAACGCTCCGATTTGTTCAAGAGCTTCAGCGCTGACCCCGACGCCTTTGTGCGTCAACGCGCAGTCGAACTTGGGCTCGCGGCAGGCTCGCAAGAGCACGCCGCATTTACAACCCCGGCGACGAATAAACCCAATGGCCCTAGGTCACTCGCTACCGCCCGCTCGACGAATGAGGCGGTCTCCCTGACACAGAAAGCAAAGGACGATTTCGACGCCATTTTCCGAAAATAACAAAAGGAATTAATGGCTAACTTCAAACTGAGTTCAGTAAACGACAAGCAGAATTGGTCTAGAAAGTATACGCAGGAATACGTTCGCGAAAGCGGCTTCCTCCCTTACATGTCCACCTCTGCGACCGCGATCATCCGCATGGATAAGTCGCTCGGTCAGACAGCGGGTTCGACAATCCGTTTCACCTACTTCAAGCGTCTTTCTGGTGCTGGCGTCGCCGGTTCCGCGACGCTCGTTGGAAACGAAGAAAACCTCGCCAACTACGGCACAGCCGTCCGCGTTGCGCACGTTCGCAATGCCGTCGCGGTTCCGGAATCGGAAAGTTTCCGCACTGAGATCGATGTCGCCGATGTGGCGCGCGATAGCCTCAAGTCGTGGTCGGCTGAAAAGCTGCGCGACGACCTAATTACCGCTGCTCACAGCATCGTAATCAAGGGCGGCAACGACACCGACGGCAACCCGGTCGAGGACACCTACAAGACTTGGGCTGCGGCCTCGGCGGCCGAGAAGAACGCGCATCTGGTCAACAACACCGATCGCATTCTGTTCGGCAGCGCGCTGGCCAACTCGTCCTCGGGCGTCATGGCAACCGCACTCGCCACCGTCGCGGCTTCGCAGAAGCTTTCGGCTGGTGTGCTCCAGATGGCGAAGACGATGGCGCGGAAGACCTCGCCGTTCAAGATTCGCCCGTTCACCTCGGACGCCACGGCTGGTCGTGAATACTACGTGCTCTTCGTGGGCTCGGAAGGCTTCCGCGACCTCCAAAACGATGCGACGATCGCGGCTGCCAATAAGGACGCACGTCCCCGCGACGTTGAAACCAACCCGATCTTCCAGAGCGGTGATCTCATCTACAATGGCATTATCATCCGCGAAATCCCCGAGATTCCGGTGGTGGGTAATGTCGGCGCTTCGTCGGCACAGGTCGGTCAGGCGTTCCTCTGCGGTCAGGGTGCCCTTGCGGTCGCCTACGCCCGCATGCCGGAGCCGCGTCTCAACAAGCTCGACAACGATCATCTGATCGGCGTCGGCATCACCGAAATCCGTGGTCAGGTGAAGATGAGCGCTGCTGGCGTTCAGACCGGTATGGTCACTCTTTTCCACGCTGCGGCTTCGGACGCTTAACAACTCTACAACCAAGGGATGGGGGCGGGCTGGTGACAGTCCGCCCCTTTTGCGTGCGCAGATAAATATTGGCATGAATTGCCTCGATATCATCTGCCGCTCACTGCGCCGCATCGGCGTTATCGCCTCAGGTGAGCTTCCGCGCGAGGGCGAGCAAAATGACGCTCTCGACACGCTAAAGGGTCTTTACTCCCGGCTGATCAACGATGGTGCATTCGGCGTCATCGTTGATGTCTTTCCCGCCTCGTTCGATGTGGAGGCAAAGCCCGGTCAGCGCATCGTCCTTGAAGGTGGAAACGTCTCGCTCCCCGATACAGCGGCCGATGGGTCCGTCATCGCGTTGGTTGATCCATCGACCAACACGGTCGAAGAGTGCATCTTCGATACCCGCATCCAGAAGTGGCAATCAATCAGCGATCTCGCCCTCACAAGCGAGGCCCCCCTCTCCCATCGCGACCCCCTCGGTCTCGTCTGCGCACTCGCGATCGAACTTGCAGACGAATATGGGCAGCAGCCCTCGGAGATCACCGTCCGCAACGCCGCGCGTTGGCAGATGGCCCTTACTCATAACTGGTCGGTCGAGACCGAGGCTGTGCCGGGGGTCTATTTCTAATGCCCGTCGTCCCTCTCGGCGTGCAGTCCTATGACCGCGCATCCGCCTCGCAGCCCGAAACGAGGTTGGTCAACCTCTACATGGAGAAAGACGAGAGCGGCGCTTCGCCTGATGAATATTTCCGGCTCCAGCGACCCGGACTCACCCGCATCACTAATGGCCTCGGATCGATCCGCGCGGTCTACCAGTCCGACAATTCGATCTCGAATGCTCCAATCATCGTGGCCGCGAATGAGTGGTTTGCACTTGAGGGCACCACGAAGGTGGCCATCGGCTCTATCGCCGATGATGGCTCGCCATGCCGGATTGAAGCGACCTTCGAACGCATCGGGGTAGCGAGCGCGGGCAGCTTCTACGTCTACGACGGCGAGGCCGTCACGCTCGTCAAACTCCGCGATCTGGAAGATGCCGACGATCCCGATGTCGTGCTCACCGATCTTCCCGAGATCGTGGATATTGATGTCCTAAACGGCTACTTCGTGCTCGCGACCGTCACCGGCACCTTCTACTGGCTCGTGCCGGGGGAAACATCGGTCAATCCTTTAGCGTTCGCGACCGCCGAGGCCCTCCCCGATGGCTGCCGCGCCGTCCGTCGCCTCCGCGACGAGCTATTTTTCCTCGGCTCGTGCTCGATAGAAGTCTGGCAGGCGACCGGAGACGCTGACGCGGCTTTCAGTCGCGCGACCGGGCGTCTGATCGATCGCGGCTGCATGTCACGCGACAGTGTGGCGGTGTTCGACAATTCGCTCGTGTGGGTTGGCGATGACGGCATTGTCTACCGGCTGTCGGACGTGCCGAAACGCATTTCGAGCTTTGGTATCGAGGACAAGCTCAAGCGGCGCACTGACAGTCCGAGCGCTTGGGTCTTCACCAGCTACGGGCACAAGTTCTACGTCTTGCGCATCCCCGGTCAGGGCACTTTTGCCTTCGATGCTGCGACCGAACTCTGGTCCGAATTCGCCACGCTTGGCGCAACGGTCTGGGCTCCCCATTGCGGGCGCGACACCAGCACGGGCACCCTGTGCGGCGATAGTTCGGGCAAGCTCTATTCGCTCGATCCCGATAGCTCGCTCGATGACGGTGTGCCGTTCAAAAGATTGACGACAGGCACGGTTCCGATTTCCGGGCGTCCCGTCGCTAACACGTCGCTCGCGCTAGGCGTGGGCTCCGACATAGCGGCCGAGTTCAGCGTGCGCTGGAGCGATCCTCGGCGCGGGTGGTCGGCTCCGGTCACGACTAGCTCGCGGGGTGGTGCCGACATCCTCAATCTATGGCGATTGGGGATGGTCACTCCGCCCAATCGAACTTTCGAAATCTCGACGATCTCTCCGGCCGTCGTCCGCATCTCGGGTGCGGTGGCGAACGAGGGGTGGCGCACATGATCCGTCTACCGCTCTTCAATCTCGGCCAAAGGATCGTCAACGAGAACGGTCAGCCGACCACTGACTTCCTCACTGCTCTCAACGCAGCCTTCAGGTCGATCGTCGGTCAGGGCAACACCAATGAGGACATGATCGAGCAGATCGCGAATGCGCTCGCACAGGTCGGCATCGCGCTTGGTCAGGCGGAGGCTGCGACGGCGACCGCCAATGCGATCGTGAACGAGAGTTCGCTGGTCAACTC